AAACCTTCAATGTCGATCATGAGATCCAATTTGATTCTCCCGGTACTTGTGTACAAGGATTATAACACAATTTTAATGAAAAGTGTAAGGAGTTTAGCCAATAACAAACGTAAGTGGCTGACTGCCATCCACATACATTACCAATTGATTGATCAACAGATCCATTTCCACTTTGGCTTCAGATTTCATCGCGGCACCGTTCAGGCTTCCGCCGCCCTGTGGGCCAGCAATAGTGCCAAATTTCTCACGTGCTTCGCCAATGATCATTTTACAGTTGGCCACCATGTAGTCTTTGATCCACTGCTGTATTTGGTAATCACTCAACAGGTTGAATTCAGGTTTTAGATTGTAACTCCACAACAACACAGTTTCGCCTGACCCTTTGGGGTCACGGATCAATTGCAGTTTTTTTGTCACAGGATTGTATGTGTAGTTCATGTAGGCACCAAACATGCGTCCAGCCAGCTCAATGTACTGACTGTAGAAGTCATATGTGGCCAGGCCACCAGCCACGTTGAAATTCATAAGGTACACGTTGAGCGAGGCCTGTGCAAACGGATCAAAGTTTGACGCAAACGGGCCTGAACTGTCACCAAATGTTCTGCGAAAGATTTGACGTACTGAGATCACTTCTTGAGGCAGTTCATAGATGTTGACATCTGCTACCAACTGCATGAAACTGTAACTTTCCTCGTAAGCGTTGTTGGCTCGTTGGCGGTAAGTGCCAATGGTTTTTTGATAAGCCGCTTCGTAGTGTGCAGGGTCTAGTTCTAGGTCAATGATGTCACCGCCTAACTGAAGCTTGACATACTCTATCAAGTTTTGCTTCAGTGTGGGCAGTGATTGTTGTTGTTGTTCTGGCATCTGGAAACTCCATTTGCTTTATTTACCAGCAATTTTGCTAATAGCAGTGGGCAACCAGTTTGCAAAATCCTGTGGCCATTGTTTTTGCAAGTTTGCTAAATGTTGCTGATTGTGTTCTGCGGCCTGTTCACAGCGTGTTTTTAAATGCTGTACATCCATAACAACTAATTTTTTATAGATTCCAATGCTACTATCAATGTATGTGCGAATTTTTTTTATGCCATTGAACCGGTTGAATGAATCAGGTTGGGTTAATGTGTTGTAACTGTGATCTATAATATCTGGCATTACATCAAACCCAAGTTCAATTAGTCGATCAATTGTGCCAATACTGCCAAACAATGTCCAGGGTGCCGGAGTTGCCAACGCTCTGAATGTTTTTTCACTGAGGGCAACAACAGTATCGTTGTTGTAACTTTCTACCACAAGATTCAAATAAGCAGATAGATGCACCTGCTCAACGGACATTTGATGTGTGCGCACTGGCAGATGATCTATTAGATCTTGAACTATTAACTTGTAGGCTGGATCTATTTGTTTTGATGCTGGCCAAAATTTTAAAAAATTTGTTTTTATATTGTCAACCGATTGGTTGGCACTGTCGGGGTCAAAGCAATTAAAATTAGCATGATCCAATCTTAACCAAGATTCAACCCCGCCTGATTGATTTATTAATTCTAATAAAATTAACTCACGTGTTCTATCTATGCGATTAACAGAAAAATTAAATCGTTTGACTGGTCGAAATTCTGTCAATGAAGGAACATAGTGAAAAATTCCAAAGTAACTGTCAGGTACACGCAGTACAGTATACTGCGGATTAAAATACGTATAGTTGTCGGTTATCACTACAGTGTCTGCGTCAAAACAGTTGTCTAACGATCTAGATTTTACTGTTTGACTAAACGTAAAATCATCAGACAAACACACTACTACAACTTTTTCATTGTTTTTCCATACACGCCTATTAGCATCAGTGGATCGATATCCTAAATTAATCAGCATGCTGTAAAACAATTGAGCAGTACTGTGCTCATGTATCAAGCATTGACTTTCTGTGTAAACTTCTCCACTGAATGTATGATAAAAATTGTCTGTGAAAACGGATGTCATCCATTACTTACCAGGCCTTTAGCACCAACAAATTTTCAGTTCCGCGTCCGTTAAACGGGGTTTCTGTTGTGGTCAGATCTTTGTAGATCTTACGTGCCGCCGGCTTACCTGCGGCCTGCACTGCTCGAACAACATCTGCTGGTTTGCGCACAGTTTTCTGCCTGGTCTCAATGGTGCTGAAACCAATGATGCTGTTGCTTTTGACAGTGAATGCCTGTGTGTGGCTGTCAGCCACAAGGTGGATCAATTTGCGCTTTTTGGTGTCGTACAACCAGGCTTCGGCCTTGTCCACAAGACTTGCGGCTGGCAAGCCTTTGAGTTTGAGTTCAACAAAGTCCATGAGCACTTTGAATTTTGCGGCACGTTTCTCAGGTGGCACTGACTTGACCTTGCGTGGCTTGCGTTCAACTTTCTTGATCTGCACATACGCACCGCAGTCATTTATCACTGCTTCGCAGAACTTCACAAGATTGCGCATTTGAATTTTGCTGAAGTTGCCGTAGCCCTCAACCAACTGTGCATCCCGGCCTTCGATCACTGTTTCAAACTCTGACAATTTGGCTTTCCAAATATTTGCAATGTCCGAAATCATTTGAGGTGCTACATTTAGCCCACGGATCACCATGATAGGCTTGTAGTCTGCTGACATTTTGGCACCTGCAACAACAAACTCATCAAACATGCCATCCAGTTCTCCGGCACATTCGCTAACTTTTTCACGCAGGCGGTCCTGAATATTGGGCTTGGCCGCAACAGGCACGGCTTCTACAACCGCCACTTCGGGCTCACGTGCAGTTAATATTTCTTGGATATAGCCTTCCAGTCGCACTGTCTCTGTGTCTGTCAGTTCCAATCCCACCATGCTCATACGGCACAGCCATGCTGTGGTTAATCGAACTGCTGAATCTGGCACACCTTTCAATGCACGAACGTCTGCTTTGCGTCCATGATGTTCTAAATAAGCCACCAGCATTTCACGAGCGTCTTTTTTGCCGTAGAAGTAATTGTACCAAGAAAAGGCAGCACTGAGTTGGCTGGTGCGATCGTCTGTGGGTTGCACACGCCATGCAGGTTCCGGCCCTGTGTATTTGGTATCAGGACTACGTGGGTTCAACGTTTTTATAACGACTCGTGTTGCGTTCATGTGGGCTCCTTAAATTATATGTAATTATAACACAAATGGGATTTTTGGTCAACCCCAAAAGCCCTTTCGGGCTCAGGGTTAAAACACATGTCCTTTAAATTGCTCGTAATCATAAAATGCAACCAAAGTACTACCACGGAAAAATACTGTGATGCCACCCAAGTCCTCGCGCACATCTGCCCCGGTTGTCTCTGCAATAAAGTCCGTAGCACGAGTCTCAAGCATTTCCATCAAGTCATCGCCCGTTGCATTAAAACTAGCAAGCGCCTCTGCTTCATAGTCAATACTATAGTTTGGTGCTACGCTGTTGATCATCTCACTGTGCAAATCAGTAACTAAATCACTCATTGTTGGCTCCTTTGTTGTTAAGTCCGTATTATAGCATTTTGGCAATTATCGGTCAACCCGTACAATGGTAAACCCAAAGTACTATAAATATAACATGCCCCGCCTAAGTTTATTCCGCCCCAATCGCACCAGAGATTATCAATTCCTGGACCGCACCATACGTGAAATGTACACTGTTGGTGGCCTTGACATTTACATCCATCGTTACATGGGACCACAATCTGGTGGCAATGATTCAGCATTGAGTGGCAACTTTGATGCCACACAACCCACCTACGCAGATGTGGATGTGCTGAACATTCAAGACTTGCTGTTGCTGGAAAACCGTGATAGGATCTATGATCCTGACGTGTACGTCATGCGCGGTGTGTACAACACACAGGATGTGGACTTTGACCTAACACAATTTGGTTTGTTCCTGAACAATGACACCATATTCATGACGTTTCATTACAACACCATGATTGACACATTTGGGCGCAAGCTCATGAACGGTGATGTGATAGAGATTCCCAACCTGACAGATTACCATCCTCTCAACAACGAAATTTCGCAAGCACTGCCCAGATATTATGTGATACAGGATGCTGACTTTGCGAGTGAAGGCTTCAGTCAAACTTGGTTGCCTCACTTGTGGCGTGTGAAATGCACACCAATGAAGGATCAGCAGGAGTTTAATACTATTACCAACAAACCGTTTGTGGCAGAAAACATCTGGGATCCGGGCAACTTCTATCCCACAGGTAGCATTGTGAACTACGGTGATACCTATTACCAAGCACAAAGCAATGTGCCCGCTGACACTGATATCACCAATGTCACGTTCTGGCAAGAGTACACACCAAGCACCATCAGTGATGTGCAAGGCACACGGCAAAAAGATTACGACATCAATGACGCTATCTTGACACAAGCAGACGCAGAAGTGCCGCTGTCGGGCTACGACAACACCACGTTCTATATTGAACCCACCACAACCACAGGTGAACCTGCTAATCCTACCAGTTTGACTGCTGACGAAAGTCTCACTGTGGATGGCACACAAGGCGGCATGAGCGTGACACCCACAGGCGAAGGTTATGCTTCAGGATACCTCACTGGTGGTGGTGCAGCACCCAATGGCTTGCCAGTTACTCCTGCTGTGAACTTCCCGCCAAATCCTGTGGCAGGTGCTTATGTGTTACGCTTGGACTACAAACCCAATCGCTTGTTCCGTTATGATGGCGCACGATGGGTCAAGGTTGATGACCGGGTCCGAACCAATCTCAACAACGGGCCAACAAATAACACACTGCGCAGCGGCTTCGTAAATAACACTGCTACTGTCAGCACCAAAGACTTGGGCAATATCCCGAGTCGTCAGAGTTTGAGCGAAATTCTTCGTCCACGTGCAGACAATGGTGATCAAGGTGGCTTCTTACCGCCAGGCACATAACTGGGAGAACCCAAATTCAAAATTTTTTCTATGACGAACAAATACGCAGATTCTTGTT